CTACAGTTGACTTATTCATATCTTCTTGCCATTGTTTATGGCGGGATTCATCTCCATCAAAACTACCTGCCCCTCTACCTGTTAAATGATACACTAAAGAATTCCATGGTTGAATAAATTTAAAACTAGCTAAAGCCATTCTATTAAATAAGTCAGAATCTTCTCTGCATGAGTGCATTATAGGATCATGTCCACCTAAAATTTCAAAAAACTCCGATTTATTAACCATCCAGGGAGCAAAAATTCCTTCTGTAGTTTTAGTATCATCTAAATGTTCTTCAACATATTTATTAAATTCTTCTTCCTTAAATTCTTCGGGCCACATCCCAAAATCCATTAGTATTTTTTCCCCTCCATTAGGGTGGATTGGTGGTTCTATTCTTGTGGAACATACCACAGATTTAGGTTTTAGTTTACTATATGCATTTAAATCTGCGTTTTTACCCAACATCATATCAGCATGGAATATCATTACAACTTCTGTTTGAGATTTTTCAATACAAAAATCATAAGCCATTCCTATACCAAAAAGTGAATTACCTAAATTAGGGTTAACATAATAAGATAGGTTGTATTCCTCTTTTACTTGATCCAACCACTCAATAGTTCCATCTTCATCTGAATCTACAAAAATTATAATATCATGGTCTTTTCTATAGGCATTTTTTCTTATAGAGGGAATACAAGTTTTTAAATAACGTAAATTAGATTTACTAGGTATGCAAAATGTTATTTTATCCATTACTTAGCAAATTAATATCATTATCTACCATTGTCTTTACTAGATCTTCAAATGAAGTTTTAGGTTCCCATCCTAGAATGTTTTTAGCTTTTGAAGAATCTCCTTTTAAAACATCTACTTCAGCGGGTCTCATAAATCTAGGATCTTGTTTTATATGTCGTTCCCAAGCATTAGTTCCTATATGATTAAAAGCAATCTCTAAAAAGTCTTTAATTGAATAAGTTTCCCCGGTGGCAATTACGAAATCATCAGGTACTTCTTGTTGTAGCATTAGCCACATAGCTTCGACATAGTCTGGGGAATAACCCCAATCTCTTTTAGCATCTAAATTTCCTAAAGTAATATAGTCTTCTAGGTCTAATGCTATTCTTGCAACACCGTCTGTAATTTTCCTAGTAACAAATTCAATCCCCCTTCTTTCGGATTCATGGTTGAAAAGAATTCCACTACAGGCAAACATGTCATATGATTCCCTATAATTTTTAGTAATCCAATGACCATATAATTTTGCCACACCATATGGACTTCTTGGGTAAAATGGAGTTGTTTCTTTAGCGGGGTTTTCAACCATCCTACCAAACATTTCTGAGCTAGATGCTTGGTAAAATTTAATTTTAGGATTGAATTCCCTAATGGCCTCTAAAATTCTAAGTACGCCTAATCCAGTTACATCACTTGTTTGTTCTGGGGTGTTCCAGGATTCTCCTACAAATGATTGAGCTGCTAGATTATATACTTCATCAGGTTGGGATATTCTTAAACACCTAAAAAGAGAATTTTGATCTGTTAAATCACCTTGAATAAATTCAATTCTTCCTTCTAAGTGAGAGGTATTCACCCTGTTTTTTACAGATGATCTTCTTTCAACCCCATAAATTTTATATCCTTTATCTAATAAAAAATCAGCTAAATGGCTTCCGTCCATTCCATTGATACCTGTTATTAAAGCAGTTTTCATAAATTTTATTTATTATTATATTACAAATTCTTTTTACGTCCTTTTTCTTTATTCCTAAATGAATTGGGAGGGTTAATAGTTGGTTTGAAAAAAGATGGGCATTAGGACAACTGCCAAAAGCATCTTTATACATAGGATATTGAGTATTATCAATATAATGTACCCCTGGGTAGATGTTGTTTTGTTGTAAGGTAAGAATTAAATCATCTCTCAATTTTTCATTTACTCTTATTTGAAATAAATGTTTTGAAGAAGATGATACTAATGGGGAATCCGGAACTAAATTTAACCAATCCTTCTTCTCCATTTCCTTTAAAATCTCCGTATACCACCTAGCAACTTTTCTTCTATAGGCATTATCCTTATCTAAATACTTAAGTTGAACTAAACCTATAGAGGCCATAATAGAATTACCATGGTACTTATACCCTAATTCATCTACATTATATTTCCATTTATATGTTCCTTGCTCACTTCTATTAAATGTATCTTTATTAATCCCTAACCAAGATAACTTTCTAACAGCACTATCATTTTCTCGTTCTCTGAAGCAGATCATTCCGGAATCTGCAGTAGGTAAATTTTTAACAGATTGAAAACTAAATACTGTAACATCGGCCTCTTGACCTACATGATGTTCGGTAGAACCCACTCCATGAAATACTTTGTTAACTTTAGTCCCGGCCATATGAGCAGCGTCTAAAATTAGTTTTAAATTATGTTTTAAACAAATCCTTTCCACTTCCTCTAATTCCCCGGTATTACCTCCTATACCTACATACATTACAGCCTTAGTTTTAGGAGTAATCTTTGATAAAATTGATAACGGAGACAAACATAAGGATTCATCAACATCAGCAAAAACTGGTTTAAGGTTTGAGTGAAGGATAGCATGATTTGAAGATATAAAAGTAAGTGGAGTAGTAATTACTTCACTTCCCTCCTCCCATGCATATCTTCTTTTAAATACTTCAAGAGCTAAATGCAACCCGGCAGTATTTGAGGAAATAAAATGGGAATGAGGTAAACCTGTATATTTACACCATTCTGATTCAAATTCTTCTGTCTTAAAACCAATCCCAGTCCACCCCTTATCTAGGCATTCTTTAATACCTGATAAAATTTTACGTGTCCTATACTTAGGTTTAAGAACGTTGATCTTCTTTGTACTCATAACCGTCTATAATAAATTCTTTTGGTAGATCAAAAGGTTTAGTTTCTTTATCTTGGGGAAGATCTACATTTCCCCTACCACACTCAATCATCCACTTAGATTTTCTATACACATTAGATAACCATTTAAAGGAATCTTGTCCAAAATATTTAGAAAATTTATAGGCATTAAGATAAAGAGAAGAATTACCAAATGGATCAGTTAGTAAAAATTTAGTACCATCTTCCTTAACTCCTTCACATAATGGGACATTTACATACTCAAATCCATTTATTAATTTAATATGTTTCCATCTAGTAACTAAGAAACTACCTCTAATAGATAGACATTGTATTTTTTCATCAAACATATGTCTGTTTTCAGGTCGTACATAATCTATCCACTTATGATTAGCGTATTCTTTGGTTTGAGGGTTTGTATTTAACCAATAACTAAGTCTGGCTTCTTCATTAGGGTCCATTAGATAAGGATAGTTAAACCCATTACCTATAATTTTAATTTTATCATCAGCTAAGTGGCTTACACATGCCTCAATGAATCCCCAATCCTTGATAACCATATCATCTTGTATACAAAATACAAAATCGTCATCCTCAAATTCCAGATCATTAAATGCTTTATTATATGCACCCCACTCTAACCCTACATTATCGTATAATTTCCATTCAAAATTATTTTTAACTAAATCTATAGGTTCTTTATGACATGCCCAAAACACATCTATATTATCATTACTATTATTGAGATAAATTAACCCCTCAATAAATTCAGTAAGATTAGTTCTATGATCAAATTCATCAAACCACCACCCACAGATAATAATTTTTATTTTTGCTTCTTTCATTTTTAATTCTGATTAATTCTGTTAGGGGATCCATCTATAATAGGCATTGCCCTTACAAAATCCATCTCATCTGTCTCTGCTGGTTTACCATATTTTTTAATAAATTCTCTCATACTATTCTGTTCTATTTCTGACAATTCAACAGGTCTTTTAGTTAGATCATCATCTGGGAATCTACTAGCTCTAGAAGCGAAATGGTAAAGTAATGAATTAGAGGTTAGAGCAAATTTAAATCCTTCATTCTGCATTCTAATAAATAAATCCATATCCTCACAATAAGCAGGGGCAAATCGATCATCATTTCCCCCAATATAATCCCAATCTTTTTTCCGGATTAAACCACTTACACCTTCTCCCTTTCTAAAAATCATTTCTTCGTTTAATGTACGTAATTCTTTACACCAATCCAAGAAATATTGCTCTTTAAAGTCATGGTGGTATGCACCAAATTCATCTAAGGGAACAAATATAGTTCCTACTCTTTCGGGATCGTTAAAAATATCAGGTTGGACTCTGTAACTAAATACAGATCCTCTATCTTCTCCTATTTGTTCTTCAAAGCATTTAAGTAATTCTAAATCCCAATCAGTAGAACAGTATAAGTCAGATTGAAGGAAATTAATAAATTCTGTTTTTACTTTACTAGCACAAAAATTCATTCCACCCCCAATACCTCTTCTTTTTTCATTATTGGGTTCTATATAAACTTCTAAATTATATTTTTCCTTATTTTCTTCTAACCATTCATTTGTTCCATCAGTACAATTTTCTGCATAAACCACAAATGGTGAGTCTTTAAAATGACTATTTTTCCTTACGGATTTAATAAGGAGTTTTAAATAATGATAATTATTATAGGTTGAAATGCAATTTGTTATTTTACTCATAATTCTGTTCTTGGTATTTGATTTGATGAAGGATTTCTATCTGATATAATATTAAATTCTATTCCTTTATTTTTTAGGTAATTATATAATGCTAGGGCTGATTTAACTACTGTGTTTACTTCATGGTAATTCATAGGAGTAGGGGCGTAAGCCATTTGTTCTTGAGTATCCTCATAAAAATGATCTTGCCAAATATCTTCTCTTAAATTATCTCCTTTGAATTTACTTACATCACCTATGTCCCATCCTAAAGTAATAATCTTACTAACTCCTAAATATACTGCTAAATGTATTACAGTCTCATACATTATCCCAGGCCCATACATTCTTTCTAGAGTTTTATCTAACTCCCATTCTTCAAAATTTTCTAACCCCGCTTGAGAATTATCTATTCTATGGATAATATCTGGGTGGTGATTACCTGTTACTGGGAGCATTAGTTCACACTTAAGATTATTATCTAAAATCATGTTAGGATGGAACTGTTCAAACACCTCCCATACTACAATGTTAGTAGTATCTTTATAATCGTAAGGTTGGAAATTAGTAAAATTTAAAACATGAAAATCAGTTACAGATTTAATTAAATTGAAAGCTTGTTTAATTGAGATTACTAATTTATCTTTTAACTTACTTTCCAATTCCTCACTAGTATAGTTCTTTAAAGAAGGCCCTCCAGTAACAATATAACAAGTTTCTCCCTTAAAAGCATCTTTTAATACTTTAAGTCTTTCGGGGATGTCCTCGAGTTGATTTATTTGTTGTAAAAGATCTTTAGTTTTAGTCTTCATGCCAATTATTTTCTATTACAACGATATCCTCGGGGTAGTCTACAGCATATGAAACATTATTTAACTCTAACATTTTAACTTTCATTCCTTTTTCTAAACACCTTACTATTTCAATATCCTCAATACTCTCTAAAGGTGTTTTTTTATTAGAATTAAATTCTTTTAGTTGTTTCTTATTGAAAACATAAATACAAACCTGTTTTTTTACTGATGTATAATCACCTTGTTTGGACCCGGGCAATACACTTCTACTTGAATATATTAACTCATTATTGAGATTACAAATTACTTTAGGTATTTTTTTATCAGTAGCCTCTTCGTCTTTATGAAGATTAGACATACAATTAATCACATAATCTTTATTAGAAGATTTTAATTCTATAGCTTTTACAATATCATTAGGATTAACCATAGGTTCATCACCTTGGATATTTACTATAATATCAGCATCAATCTCTAAAGAAGCTTCTGCTACTCGATCAGTACCTGTTAAACAATCATCTGAGGTCAATATAGCTTTGTATCCATCTTTAGTTACTAAATCAGATATTTGTTTATTTTCAGTGGCTATATAAACATTTTCCTTACCTACAGCTTCTTTAGCTTGATCAGCTACCCTAAGTACCATTTCCCTTCCAAGTATTTTAGCTAAAGGTTTTCCTGGGAATCTAGTTGATTTATATCTAGCAGGGATTATAACTGCTACTTTTTGTTTAGTAATAGATTTTAGGTAATCATCATCAAATGAATTCCTAGACTTTAATGTTTCTAAAATTTTTAAAGTTTGCTTAGAAGATAAATCCCATTGATTTATACCTTGAGAGTATAGAGGGTGGATGCTATCCCTTCCTGATTGATGGAAAATAATATTTTTCCCCCATCCATAATGGTGTTTTAAAATATTAAACTTTTCTACTAAATTAAATATTTCAGGGGTCATAATACCTTTATGTACTAATAACTGTTCTGTAGTAACATTACCAACACCTCTCCCCATTCCAGTAATAGTTCCGTCTATATACTTTACTCCATTTTCAATAGCTGCTAAACAGTTTGCAAATGCCAACCCCATATTATCATGGGTATGAATCCCACTAGCATATGAAGATAAAGATTTTACATCTTTAGGTAGAAGAGAACCATAACTATCAGCAATATAAAAAGCCTCTATATCTAATCCATCAATGATTAATTTAAAATCCATTACTTGTTCTTCTTCTAAAAGGGATACCCCCATCAAATTACAAATAACAGTATAATTTAGTTCTTTTAAGATTTTTACTATAGAAGTAAGGTGAGGTGCTTCATTATATTTAGCAGCTACTCTACAAATTTTAAATAATGAAGCTGGTTTAATAGTATCCCTTAGTAATTTTTCATTTAATCTATTTTTTTCTACAAAATCCTTAACATCAATCATAAATGCTAAATCAGATTTTATTGGAAAATTAATTACAGAAGAGATAAATCCATCATTACATTTTCTGTAGGGACCACCCTTTAAAGGTGATTTATAACCTAGTTCAATAATATCAACATTTCCATCTAGTGCTTTAACTAAATCTCTAACTAGCTCAGTTTCAAAACTCCAATTAGTATAGTAACCTCCATCTCTAAAGGTACAATCTAAAATTTTAAATTCTTTCATTTAGTTTTTGTATTTCTTTAGTATAATTAGATTCTGATTTACCTCTCATTTTACTTTGATTATTTTTCCTCTTAATAAAAGGATCCATAGAATAAGACCTATAAACTCTATCTTCTTTTACTATGATATCATTTAGAATATACTGTTTTATGTCATATCCTTTATTTTTTAATAAATTAGCTCCTTCTGCTACAAATGTATCATCTAGACCATAATGTCCCAAGCTATCAGGAATGTCTATTAAATTAAGGAGGTCTTTACTAAAAACGTTAAACCACCCCCCTCCAAATTTAATGTAAGGGGACACTATTAGTTCAATATCTTTGGGAGTATGACTGAATACTTGGTATGGATCTTGTAGCCATTGTTGGTGATCTCTATCTAAATTTCTATAATTTTGGTTTGAAATAACATCCCAACTTTTATCCCAAAGTTGAAAAATTTGAGGGGTAATGATATAATGCTCATTCCTAATTTGCCCTATAGCTTGGTTTATATAAAATAGTATATTATCTGGGAAGATGAGATCGGTGTCTAAGTAAGCTATATGAGTAGTATTATCCTTAGACCTAATAGCTTCCCTCCTAACTGAATTACATCCAGTTTGTTCATAAGATACTTTTTGATCATTATGAAAAGGACTTTTTTTAAAAATTAAATCAAATTTATCTACACAGAATTCTTTAGTTAATAGAGATTCATCCCAATTAATATCTTCATCTGATACATTTAAAGTAAAATCTAATGTGAAATCCTTAGGATCAATAAATCTAGAACTTCTTTTAAGTTGATCTACAATCCAAGCTACTTGATCTAATTCATTAGGTAAACAATGTAAAACTATTTTGGTCATATACTACTATACAATTCATTTTGTTTTTCTTGTCTATCTATAGTTTTAGGGTGATACAATGACCATTCTTCTTCAGCAGGTAAATGGGCATGGCATGAATGTGATACAATACGTTCATGTACTTTACCTTGCCATTTTAAACGTACTTCCCCGAACCACCCCGTCCACTTACTGTTTTTATAAATTCTACCTTGATGATCTGGGAAGTTGATCCATCCATTCTTATTTTTCTTCCATCTCCATCTAGTTAAATGTTCTTCAGTTAGTCCTTCAACTGTATTTACTCTAGGAACATAAAATAAATCTACATTATTCTCTAGTAAATTAGGGAGATTTTTAATTAAGTTTTCATGAGGTAATTCATCAGCATCAATTTGAAAAATATATTCTGTACTACAGAAATCAAATAATCTATTTTTATAATCAGCAAAATCACCATTAAATTCATATGGATACCAAGCAAACTCATTATTTACCGAGTGTGTTCTTAAATATTCTTCTACTATAGAGGTGCCATTAGTATTATCAAAAAGTACTACAATTTCATCATCAATAGATTTATTTTTTAGTAAAAATGGTATTAATCTTTGTATTTCTACAAACTCATTACAAACTGTAATGGCATAAGTAACTGTTTTTTTCATTTAATAATATTTTCTTCTCTACAGGGAAGAGTAGTTCCGTTATGGGTTCTTATCATATAAAGAGTATAATATTTTCCTTTATTGTTTGCTCTACTAATTGAGGAAATATAACCTTCATGTAACTCCCCTGTAAAATTAAATTTAACAAAGTCTCCTATTTTCATAATACGCCAATATACTCAAGAGCATCCATATAGTCACGCTCAACAAACTCCTTCATTGTAGACATATCCATTTTGTTTTCAAAATAGGTACCATCTTTTTTCTTGAATTTTTCCTTTTCCTCCTCTTTAACATTAGTAGATTTTACTGCTGCCCACTTCCAATTTTCATGGTTTGGGCCATTAGCGAATACCATTCCCTTATCAGGAACATTTACATAAGAGGGAATCCAAATCATACCTGTATCTTCTTCCTCTCCCATCAAAACTTTATATAGTTCTGGGAGGGTTTCAGCCATTTGTTCAAATAGTTCTTCTCCTTTTTTATATAGGGTATTTGAGATAAAACCACAACCATAACACATATAGTTTTTAATCTTCTCGTTTACCTCTTGAACGTAACAGGCATCTGAACCGCATCTATTACAAGTTATTAGATTATCCATCTTTTTTCTTTAGTTTAGGTAGTTGTAATTTAGGAAGTTCAAGTTTTACTTCTTTAGAGATTTCAGGAATATTTTGTTCTAGAATTTCTATAAGTTTTTCTCCCATTTTCGAAAGGCTAAAGTTTTCTTTGGAATAATAAGCTTGTCTCTTAGCCAACTCTTGATACTTTTTATAATTCTCATAAACATCTTTAATATAAAAACCAACTTCACCATCATTAGGAGAGAACCACTGGTAATCTGGGAGGATCATATCCTTTTGGGCTGCAGATGGGTGTACATTTTTTAACTCACCACTAACCATACAACAAAAATCTTTCTTTAAAAAGTCTACATGACCAGACCAATTTGTAGTTAAAATAGGTTTTTTAACCAACGAAAATTCTAGTAAAGGTCTACCAAATCCTTCCCCCTTAGTAAACATCATAAATGCTTTTACTTTAGGATGATTATAGAGCTCATTTAATTGCTTTTCAGATAAATCACCATGTAAAATATAAATAGAAGGTAAACGTGATGAATTTACAGAGGATTTAATTTGTTCTACTCTCTTTACTAATTCATCTCTCCCCATATACGAGGAATTTCCTATTGGGGTTTTCAAAATTAGAGCAGGAGCTTTCTTTTTGTTTTTAAATACCTCTAGGAATGCTTTAATTGTATAACTAATATTTTTTCTATCTTCTCCAAAATCACCTTGCAACCAATGTCCTACACATAGATAAGCAAAATCCTCTTTAATATCTAAAGGAAAATCACTAGCTTTACTTACAAATGTATCTAAATTAACCCCTTCAAATAATACCTCAATTGGTTTATTTACTTTTAGCTCACCAACTACTTGATTTTGTTGATTCTGTTGTTGGTATCTGGATTCAAGGAATGTTTTCTTGGAATGTTCAGAAGGGACTAATGTTAGATTCATTCTGTTTACGCCCTCTAACCAAGAGTGATGTACCCCTGTTGTTTCCATCCCAGCTGTAATACCAATATTATATTTTCCTACGGGTTGGAACTCATTTGGTACAGTAATTTGAGCCCAAATATCAGGTTGTTGATTAAGTTGAGGTTCCTTATAGAGATATTGATCTAAAAATCCCCATTTTTCACTATGGTCCCTAATATAACCCCAAGCAGTATTACCCCACCTTTGTGGGATAATTTTAACATCATACTTATCAGATTCAATAATCGTTTTTACTAAATCTCTACTGCGACTACCATACCCACTGTACGTATCAATAGGACAACTTATATAAAACGTATTCTTCATTAATAAACTAATTTATGTTTTGTACTATTATCAGGTAAACCATCTACTTTAAAAAATTCAAACGTCTCTCTAGGTGTCCAACTTTCAAGCAAATCATCAACCCCTTCAATTACCCTTTGGGCTTGAGCGAATGTATTAAAACCTGCTTCCTCAGACAAACACCACTCACGACCTGCTAATCCATTTTCCTTTCTTTCCTCTTTACTCATCCAATGTACTTCCTCTAATTTCCTAGCAGCATCCTCAGGGGCACATCTATCATCCCAAATATAAGGGGTAGGAGGAGAACCTTGGATTGAACGATTGGAAGGGAATACGGGTGCAGCCCATTTTCCATGTTTAATATAAGTCCCTTTATGATTTGAAGGGACATCTTTTGATGGTGTAAACCAATTTCCTTTCTCATCAGTGAATCTCATTTGATCCTGCATACCACCTGTTACGTTAGCTAAAATCATAGTTCCCGCTAACATTGATTCAGTTAAGGTGAGTCCCCATCCCTCATTTGAGGTTAATAAACAAGTAACATCAGCTATATTATATAACCAATTTAGTTGTTCTGCTGATAGTTTTTGATGAGAGAACCTAACATCAAACCCTTCAATATTATTTAGAGTTTCAACTACCTTAGGTAAATCAGTTCCATTTTCATCAACAGGTTGAGTATGCAACAATAGAGTACATTTTTTCCTTTCCTCAACTGAAAGGTTTTCAAGAAACAAACGATAAGCAAAGATCAGATCCGGAATAGATTTCCTACGAATATTTCTAGAGTTAAAGAACACTACAAACTCCTTATCACCTACTACTTGACTTTTAAAATTCAAAAAGTCAGGTGTTTCCTCTACCGGCTTATAGATTTCCGGATTCAAACCATGAGGAACATACCTAATTACCTTCCCATCTGCTTTTTCTCCCAGCACAATCTCATTGATGAACTTTGTTTGCTTTGAGATAGCCAACAACGCATCACATGACTCATAAAACGCCCTGTTGTAGTTTGGAGCTGGAAGGTCATCCCAAATGTTTAGATATACTATTGGGGTTGTTTTCCTAACCTCATTTTCAATTTGAAACAACCAAGTATAATAGCGTGGATCTGTAATGATAAACAATGCATCAGGTTTTTCTTCCCTAATGATGGTTCTAATTAAATCAGGGTCTCCATATCCGTTGTTACATAAAACATGAACCCAACTATCTTTAATTTTAGCTTGCTCATTTACATCTCCGGATATATCAAATCGTTTTCCTTGATCGGGGTGATTAATAGCTGCCCCAATGGTTAGCCAATTAAAGTGGTGGGCAGTTTGAATAACTATCTCTCTAGATACTGTTCCTACTCCTGAATGTAATCTGATGTCATCTCCTAACAGAAGTATCTTTTTTCGATCTTTCTGTTCTTTATAACGAAACTTGTTTTCCATAAATTTTAGTTGGTAGTATAGGCGTGGATTGTTTTTCTAAATTCCTCATCGTTCAAGTACTTATGCATGGTACGTTCTACGAGTTTTTGGAGTGTGAATTTTCTTTTTACACACTCGACTTTAAAATCTTCAAAGTTCTGTTGTTCTACTTTAACCGAAGTTAATACTAATTTTCTATTATTCATAATATTATTTATTTATATCCGGTTATACGTATGTGTGGAATAAGGAATGTTAAAAGCCCTTTAAAAGTTCTTTAACTTCTTTTTTCTCTAAATTATAATTTCCTAATATTTCTTTCACTATTGATCCCCCCAACAAAGGAATATAATCTAAAACTTCTCGAGATGAGACTTTAAAATAATTAGATAGAATTTCTAATAGTTTTGAATTTAGATTCTTTTTATTTGATTTAATATACTTTAAGTACACTTTATTTTTAGGAATGAATTCAAGATAGAATTTATATATTTTTTCCTTTTCTGTTGGGGGGAAGTTTTGTGCTAGATTAGTTATACCTACATAATTCTCGTTCATGGAGATGAATCTATGTAACATATAGGGATTTATCACCTCCTTTTCCTCATCTGTAAGTTGCTCGTATGGCTTCTTACTGTAGGTAAGATAATCTAGAATTGTAAAAATATTTACAGGTTTACTCTTCATTGAAAATTACGTCCACTAGTTCTTTAGGTACACCTTCTTTCAAAATTTCATTTGTTTCGGGATCGTAAAATACCGGAATAGGGAGAATAGCATCATCAGAAGTTCCTGTTACAAACTTAGATACTTTTCTAAGGATTACTCCCTGCTGCCAAATTTTTCCTCCTGATGGAGTATTAAGGGCTGTTGTGTTTTTAAAGTCGATATTTGGACCTTGTTGTTGTGGTTGGTTCATATTACCTGTGGTTTAGTATGGCTGATTATTTCCGAAATTAAAGCCATAAGATTGATTTCTTTATCTATTTTAAAATTTGCTTCGTATGCATACTTGTTTAGTAGGATTGCTATTGTACCTTCTTTACCTGATGCATACTCTGAAGCATTATCGTATAGGAATCTATAAAATCCCTCGTAATCAGACACGTTTGAGTCTTGAATTATTTGTCTGATTTTTTTAAAGTTTGGTTTTGATTTTAACTCCTTAAGTACCTCAAACATATAATTTGAAGATGCTATTGCTGTTGTATCTAATACTAGTGTACCCGTTTTAGAAAATGCTTGAGCTGTATTAAGCATCTTCCTTAAATCAGGATAAAATTGATTTACTAGTGTTTTTAGATCATTTACCTCAACTTTTATTTCTTCCTTCTCTAAAATCTCATTTACATGGGATGCAATCTGGGATTTAGATGGTGGGAGGATTTTAAATGTTTGGCATCTTGATTGAATCGGGTCAATGATACGTTCTACAAAATTACAAGTTAAAATAAATCTTGTTGAGCGTGAGAATGTCTCAATTACATTCCTCAAAGATGCTTGTGCATTAAGTGTAAGGAAATCTGCCTCATCTAGAATTACTACCTTTAGAGGAGTAAACGAAGCAGCCGAAGCAAAACTAACTACTTTATCTCTAATTGTGTCAATCCCCCTTTCATCACTCGCGTTGATGTAAATATGGTCGCAGTTAATATTATCTACAATTAGCTTAGCTAGAGTAGTTTTACCTGTGCCCGCGGGGCCATAGAACAATAGATTTTGAATATCATTTTGTTCTATAAACAACTTAATAGATTCCTTAATAGAAGGATTCCCTACAAATTCTTGTAGGGAATTGCTCCTATACTTCTCAACCCATAGGGAATGGTTCTTGCTCATCTTCGTCTTTAGGTTCGTCTGCAATAACTGTTTCTGTCAATAATATAGTTCCGGCAATCGAGGAAGCATTTTGTAAAGCTGATACTGTTACCTTAGTTGGATCCAAAATACCTTCTTCATAAAAATCAATAGTATCTATATTTCCTACTGATAGGTTATATCCTACCCAATCCTCATTACTTGAACAAATTCCATTCAATGTACCATAGATTTCGTAATCATCACACCCAGCGTTTCTTAGGATTTTTGTGGATGGAAGTCGACAAACACTCTCAATAATTTCACCTCCTAAGGTTCTAGAATCTACCTCCTTGGAAGCTTTAAGTAATGCACACCCACCACCAGGAACAATTCCTGATTCAACTGCCGCACGAGTTGCAAATAAAGCATCTTCTGCTCGATCTTTTTTCTCTTTTACTTCAGTTTCAGTAGCACCTCCAATATTTACAATTCCGATTCCTCCTGTGAATTTCGCAAGTCTCTCTTGGAGTTTTTCCGTTTCGAAAGGGGTTTGTGCTTTTTCGATTTGTTGTTGTAGTTCTTCAATACGTGTTTGTATTGATTCATCTCGTCCTTTTCCATCTACGATTGTGGTTTGATCTTTTGTAATTGTTACTGTTCTTGCTTCACCAAACCAATCCCAAGAAAACTTATCTAGCTTCATTCCTTTATCTGAGGAATATACTTCACCACCTGTTAGGACAGCAATATCATCCATAATGAGTTTTTTGCGATCTCCAAAGTCTGGGGCTTTAACAGCTGCAACTTTAAGGGTACCTCTCATTTTATTGACAATAAGGGTTGCTAGAGCTTCTCCTTCAAGATCATCTGCAATAACCAGGAGGGGACGGTTTGTGTTTGAAACACCTTCTAATATAGGTAGAAGTTCTTTTACTTGTGTAAATTTCTTATCTGCAATAAGAATGTAAGGATTTTCTAAAACACTAGTCATGTTATTGTTATCAGTAACAAAATAATGAGATTTATAACCTCTATCAAATTGTATACCTTCTACAATTTCTAATGAATCATCATATGCTTTAGATTCTTCTATAACTACTGCTCCATCTCTACCTACCTTTTGGATTGCAGTAGCAATAAGTTTTCCTAACTTACTATCTCCGTTAGCAGAGATTGTAGCAATATCTTCAAGTTGCTCTTCACTTTCAATATCTACTGAGAGTTCAGATTGAAGGTATTCAACAACATCTTCTACAGCTTGATCAATTTCTCTTTTAAGTTGAACTGCATTTACCCCATTTGTAAGATGCTTCATTCCGGCATTTACAATTTCGGAAGCTAGTAATGTAGAAGTAGTTGTACCATCACCTACATAATCTGCGGTTTTAACTGCTGCTTGTTTAATTAAGCTTACTCCAATTTGTTCAAATGGGTCTGAGAACTCAATATTTTTAGCTACTGTAACCCCATCTTTAGTAGAGTAAGTAGAATAACCATCTGAATAGAGTACGTTTCTACCATTTGGTCCTAATGTAGACGTAACTGCGTCTGCTAATTTAGTAATACCTTGTACTACTTTTTCCCTTGCTTCGGGTCCTATAACTATCTGTTTTGCCATAATTTAAAAAGGTAATTCTTTTGATTTTGGTTTTTCTTCACTAATAACTGCCAATACTTGATTTTCAGGACCAATAAAATATTCTTCTCCCTTAAATTCAAACTTAGTAAAACCTTGGGTTGGGAGAACTACTAAATCTCCTTTTTTACAAGTAGTTGGAATCCATGCTCCTGTTGCAGAGTAATGTCCCTCTCCTACATCTACAACCTCCCCGATTTTATTCTTTTCATTTCCCAGATCTGGGACTACAATGGAACCATAATTGGTTTCTTGTTCCTCAATTGGTTTTACAATGAGGGCATTATACAATGCATATAAGTTTTTATTTTCTAACATAAAACTTTATTTAAACTATTTACTACTTGTTGATATTCTGAAATAAAACTTTGTAGACTATCATAAGATTTATTCATCATTTTGTCTCGGGCCATTGCCTTAATACAAGAATCTAGATTTCTATAATGACCTACAAATTTTTCATAAATGGTATCTGATTCCCCAGATTGGACCATTTTGTTTAAAACATAACCATTTTCCAAATTAATGAAATATGGTTCAATTATTTTGTCTTTGATTGAATTCATATAGTGTGTTTCGGTTAATATACGAAAAATTAATCGTCAAGCCTAGCTAAGTGATAAACAGATTGAACTTCTTCACTCCAAAATTCTAGTTTAAGCAATCCTTCTTTGTAAACAATAATGTTAAACTTTTCCATATCTTTATTTACTTGTAAGATTCTGGAGAATATTTCGGAATTGAAGGGTAATTCGACTTGGGTTTCGGATTCAAACTTTACATTCTCTAAAGTAAAGGTCAGTCTATTTGAATAGGCAGAATCCTCACCAAATATAAATTCTAAAATATCATCACCATCTATACTTTTAGCCGATTTGATAATTACTTTTTTATTCTCTAAAGCGTTTTTAGCTTTAATTAAATTATCCATATCAGTCATCTCCAATTCTGCATTAACAAAATGTGAAGGTGGAGTATTAACTGTAGGAATTTTTGAAATTAAAAGAATATCTGATAGATTATACTCTAGATTAAATGATGAATCTGATATATATAATTTTGTAGATACTCCTTTATTACTATCTACGTGAAGTTGTAAATGGTTTTGAGTTACATTTAAGAGCTTTAATAACTTAGAGGTTTCATAAATTCCTAATTTACAATCCTTTAAGGGAAAATTAGGTACTCTTAAATTACCAACTACACCAGCTGTATTAGTGGGTTTAAAGTCTACATTTAAGACATTATTATCCACAGTCCACAAAACTGATTCACATTCACCTGCTAAGTAATACTTGTTAAGAGCGGAACTTAATAATACTTTTTCTATTAACATTTAAAAATTAAAAAATTGTTTAATATAAGGGTTAACATTTAATTGCCATTCTAAATCTGAATAAAATCCTTCTAATTTATTTAATAGAATAGTATCAAATGATTTTTTTCTGTCAACATATTCTTCCATAAATGTACGAATTTTATCTGGGATGTCAAATTCTAGGAATGCTAATGTTTCTATTTTGTATGAGTTAGGTTTTAGGTATACCCACTTAACTTTATCACCTTGTACTATTTCGGAATATTTTTTATCTAATTTCCATAAATGTAAAAGGTCATTATAACGAATAGCTGCCTTAACAGGAGCAGGAGCACCTAATTTTATACTTGAGAGTATTTCCCCATTTCGTCTAGGACCAACATAACTATTTAATTTTTTAACTGAGGTCGGGTTACCTAACAGTACGGGATCTAAATTAGTTAATACTTTATCTCTAAACTCATGGATTTGCTTATCAATTTCATCTTGAGTAACTCCTCTTATGACTTGGTCTAACAATTTATTAAAAAACTTCCCAAACAAAGGTGGGAAATTAGCTTTCATAAACTCTAAACCTTTAATATCAAGTTTATCTACGTCTACTCCTTCTGATTTAGTAATCCATTGGGCATATCTGCGGGTTGCTCTAAAGTAAGCTGCTCTAATTACCGCTTCGGTTTTCATTTCAAACCTGTGAGAATCATTTATATTAAAAATGGTCTTAGCCATTTCATCATAATACTCATTTATAAGGTCTTGGTATTTTAAAGCAACACTTTCTAGTAAATTATCTTTTTCTTCATCTGTTTTTTCTTCAAAATCAGGATAAAGGTGTTTTACTAGAGGTTCGGCATTTACATAAAGAGAATCTGTATCATTGTAAGAGATAAAATTAGTATCTCCTTCATCACATATGAACCAAGGTACTTTCTCTAAATGCTTCATGCAACTACTCGTATTTCGCCTAAATTGTTAGCCGGAATATAATACTTGTATTCTAACCCATCAAGCCATTCTGTTACAAGATCCTGCATTTTTTGGGAATTTCCTGTAATAATTTTATAATGTTTTTGATCGGGATGCTCCCAGAAAAAATGTTGAGTTAATCTACTTTCAACATCAATATGCTTTACTCCATGTAAATCTAGTTCTTTCACAATATTGTTTCTTGTTTTAATACCTTATTCATATGTCTATTTACAAATAAAGAGCTTTCTTGAATTATTCTTTGACCACTCAATGTAATGGCCTCAGAAAGTATAACACTACCAAATCTAAAACTTGATAAAGCTAGAGCACCATATAAAGAATTAAGTAAGATTTTCATTGTATATTGTCTCAAATGCCAAAACTCACCTTTTTCGGTATCTTTAGATTTGTAAGCTTCTTTCATTTTATTTTTATACTCTACCCTTTCATCAAACCATTTAGATAAAACTTTAGACAACACAGATTTTTTATCTGGTCTAAACATAACCCCATTTGCTGAGACATGGATGTTTTTTTCTTTAATAGTTTTAATAAGAGTTTTTGCTGGGAGTTGGGTGAGTTCTCGTTTAGCATTCTCTACTGCAAGTTGGGTATCAGGATCCATTTGTTCAAGATCATTTAGACCTAATCTACAATTAAATATTTCTTTGCCTTCTACTACAACTTTTTCTTGTACTGTGTCTCCATCAGGGAAAATTCTACCTATGTAAGTTTCTTTTCCTATATTAATAGACATAATAATCGATGGATATAGTGAAGTTAAATCTTCATCGAACATATAACGGTATAATCCCGCATTAGGACAAAATAAATATGCTCCTGCGTAATTCTTTTTAGTAATTGGGTTTGGATCTTTTGAGGGAGGTACTTGATTATTACCTAATAGATAAGTAGAAATAGCACCATCATGCACCCAACTATTTTTATAAACGTCTCTATAGTTGATTTTACCTTTATGAGCTAAGTTTTTAGTTAGACCTAAATATTGAAATTTTTCATCTAACTTTTGTAGGATTTCAACATCACGAAAGTTGTATTCAATAAACTTATCAATGTCTTCTCTAAATAACCTATCCAGAGATCCATCATACTCGACTTTACCTAACCCAACATATTTTTCTCCTAATGAATTTAATTTATAAGATGGTTCATCCTTAAAACTAAACTTTTTATGTAATTTCATATAATCAAGTGTTTGAACACCTGCTATATGAAGCCAACCATCAACATTCCATTGAGATTCATCTCGAACAATTCCAATTGGAGATAATTGATTTGCTCTTTTTTCCCCTAGTATTCTTTTCATTCTAAAATACAGGTAAGGAATATCAAAATAATCTGAGTTATATCCTACTAGAATGTCTGGGGATATATCTTGGAGTTGTCTTAAGAAATACTCTAAAAGATCTTGTTCTGTTCTTACAGGATAGATTTTTCTATTACCTTCTTGTTTTTCCTGTAATTCCCCCTTTTTATCTAAAATAACAATAGACCATTCATCTATCTGTCTGTCCCACCAAGCAATTGAGGTAACGGGTTTAGGTGCTTTTTTGATATAATCTTCAGTAAGTGCACCTCCCATTTCAATCTCAATATCGAAAAATACTTCTCTATGGGTTTTAGAGGGAGTATCATCATCACCATACTTATCAATTAAAAATCTTTGATAAGGTCTGATATCATGGAAATGTAGCCCTTGATCGTATTTATCCCATCTGGTGGTTTTGGATAATTTCTCTCCGTTTAGACCAACATACTCTCCATTTGGATCCTCTTTATAAGCAGGATACTCCCATTCTATTTTCTCATAACCACCTTCATCACTCCATAGGTGAATTAAGTATTTTTCGTTTACTCGTTGAGAAAAACAACTTTTATACATTCAAAAACTGCTTGAGATTTGGTCTAAAATAATTAATTGATTTCATTACTTTTCTATCCCTTGATCTGTACACAACCCAATAGTCTCCAACTTTCTCGTGATGGCATGGTTCACCTTGTTGTTCGGAGCGGACTTTAACCGATTCAATAGCCTCTTCTTCGGTTTTACAAGCCTTTGACATATTTGAAGCTTGAACTTCTGCATATGCTTGGGGAAAAACATCTTTAAGACCATGTAGCATGGCACCATTGCCCAAAGAAACATAGGTAATATCGCAAAGAGCATCAAGTACTTCAACAATGTCTCCTTTTTCACATGCTTCTTTATATTCTTCAAGTTCCTCTAAAATAAAATTATAAACAAACTCCCATTCTTTTCGTTCTGGGATTTGTGGGGTGTAGTTGTTTGGTTTTCCCATTGTGGCATTAAATTCTTCTACCTCGCTCACATAAGGTACATAATTTTTACTCATAAATACGTTTTTTACTGATTTTGTATACAAGATAACAAGTTGCTAGGATAAATCCCAGATTAACTAAATTAGGATGACTATGCTCTCCACAGATTCCTAGTAAATGATATAAAGTTTCCATATTAAATTTTAAATGTTATGACCTCCGTTATTAATTTTCAAACTGTCAAAAAATTCTTTTCTAGATAAATTTTTATTATCTCTAAATACTCCTGACGCTTTGGTAGTAACCATTGCGGCACCCTGATGTTTTACACCTCTGCAAGATACACAATTATGTGTACCTACAATAGTAACAATAACACCTTTATTACCATCAGTAATTTTTGATACGGCATTATGAATTGCTGATGTTAATTGCTCTTGAATAGCTCCTCTACGCCCAAATAATTCTACAATCCTATTTAATTTACTTAATCCAATTACTTGTCCTCCTTCTCCGGCAATGTAACCAATGTGAACTGCTCCTCCAATGGTTTGGTGATGGTGTGAACACATTGAAGTTAAAGGAATGTTTCTTTCAATAATGATTCCATCATAACCGTCTGAGGGGAAAGAAGTAATGGGAGACATAGCTGTATACCTACCTGCCCATAAATCATTAACATATGCTTTAGCTACTCGACGAGGAGTTTCCATTGAGTTAGGATCGTTTCTCCAATCACATCTTAGGGCATCTAAAAATTGACCATAAGCAATTTCTGCTTCATCAATCATTTCAGCTTTATCATCCTTTGATAAAGGGAAACCAGGAGCAACTCCGTTTGCAAATCCTTCTTGTACAACTTCTAGTTCCTCGTGAACTTTTCTACGTTTATTTTCCATACTTTAAATATAATAAAAACTTTTTAAACTGCAAAGATATTTTTATAATTTCTGTAATAACCTAGTTCATTATCCATCCCGTACCCTACTAACCATTCATCAGTTTTAAAACAGCTAATTACTGGGTATGAGATAGCAGGGTTTGTCGGGTGGTATAGACTTTTTGGTGAGGTTGTTCTTTGTACTAAAGTAGTTATTGTAATTGATTTTATAGGTTCTTTTTCTAAGTAATTTATAATAGCGTTTACAGTATTACCTGTATCAAAAATATCATCTACTATATAAACATGATGGTTTTTAAAATCAATCTCAGGTTTTTTGGTTATTTCAACTTTATTTTGTTTCCTTTTCCCGGTGTAAGATTTTGCTGAGATAAAATCACATTTAACATCTAATTCTAGATTTTTTACTAAATCACTATAGAACATAAAACCACCATTTAATACACCTAACATAACAATTCCGGTGGGGTCTTCTTTGTGGAATATAGAAGTATCGTAAGCCAGAAGTTTTATTTCTTTTTCTATTTCATCTTGGGTATAAAGTAACTTCATCCTAGTTTAAATGCTTTAAGAGTTTGCTTAAAAGGATTTCCTTCTATTTGTTTTACTTGATTTAACATTTCTTCGGCTAATTCTCTAACCTCTTTTTGGGCGTGACCATCATTCCTTAATTTTTGGAAATGATAAAAACTTCTCCAATTAAACATAACATCCATTGTAATTTGGGAATTCATCATTTTCATAAAACGAGATGATTCTTTAGCACGTTTTCTTCCCAATTGCGGAGTAAGTTTTTCTACTAAAAGATGGTAAGCAGCATTAGTATCTTTAGTATAATTTTCAAGAACCTCCTGAGCATCTTTAGGCCAATCCCTAGGAATAATATACTTATCTTCTTTTAGTTCTTTATATCTTGCACTCTCCCCATTAATTGAAACCCCAATTCTATGTTTCAATAGATGAATATGGGTTGCTTGATCTACTGTTACTAAAAAATGTAAAGATGATTTTTCGAATGGGGTATGATGACCTTCTGTAGCCAACATTTTAAGTAGTTTATCTATCCTCCCTAGTTTTTCTTCTGTAAGATCTCTGGTTGTAGAGGTCCAAGCTGATTGGGCATGGGTAAGATCACTTCCATAATGCCCTAATAGTTCTATTTTATTCATAGATGAGATGGTGTTCTAATTTCTTTTACCTCATAGGTACAATTATGGTTACTATTTGCTTGAAACATTTTTGCTGTTTTTATAGCCTCATCAGGATCATCCCATTCCATAGGAATACCTTCAGGATCATTTACAAGAATAACATGTTGCTGATTTGGGTTGTGTTTTAAAATAATATAAGACATTAGACTTCTCTTTTAGTACCAAAAGCCATAATATGGGCTCTGCTGGTAAAGTTATAACCTTCTCTATTTGCTAAGTCCATCACAGGACCATAACTCTCTAATAATGCCTGGATGTCATCTCCTGCGGGCATTAACCAAACTTTATTTTTTGGGATTTTCATTTGATTTAACCAATCCTTAATTTCAGGCCAAATTTTCAATTCCTTATCAATTACAGGTTTAATATGATAATCAGAATGATATGCTATAGATTTAGCAATTGCATCATTGTTTAACCTGAATTTATTATGTTTATCAATAAACTTTTGATTTACTTCACCACCTTGAGGTTTAATAGCATCCAAAGTAGGAACGGAATTACTAAATTTAGGACTAATAGAAAGAAGGTTAATAGGGTAATCTGTCTCCAAGTAGTGTGACCCTTCTGTTTCGATGGTGACCAGAATACCCCTTTCATGTGCAAAATTTGTTATTTCATTTACAATTCTTGGATGCATTGTTGGAGAACCTCCGGTTAACATCATTTCCTTAATGTGAGGATTCTTATCATAAATATCTACTACGTCTTGGAAGCAGTATCTACCCCTTTCGGGGTGAATTGAGGTATAAAACGAGTCGCACCAACCCCCCTCCCCAAAGTAGCAGCGATGGGTACAACCTGTTGTACGAACTGCTACAGTGGGGTAACCTGCTCTTGATCCTTCGCTTTGTATACAAGTATACAATTCTAAGATTGGGAGGTTTTTATTATAATCTGTAACTCTTCCTAACATTACGATGGGATAAAAATAGCTGAGTTTTTACCATGTTCTCTAAATTCTACTCTAACTACCTTTACTCTACCTTCTGTTTCTTGTGATATGAAAGGTGCTACTTTATCACAAATGTACTGAGCAAAACGTTCTGCACCAGTAGCAGGAACAACTCTTACTTGGGCAACACCTGCTTCATCCATTCTTTTAAAACTTTCTAAAAACGGATCATCTTCAGCAACCAAAAAGGTATGATCAAACATATAGTCCATCCATTCTTTAGGGGACATACCGTCAATCTTACCTTTTGCTCTTTTCATTCCACCAAAATCCCATACCCAGTTTCTTTCATCTAGTTCACCCTCAAACCATATCTGGAAGGAAATACCATATCCGTGGAGAAATCTACAATGAGTGTCTTCGGCTTTCCATTGACGGAATACTGTAGAAAATCCATCAAATACCTTAGTTGAAATAAAATTACCCATTGATAAAACGTCCGATTTGTTCCATACTCTTAACTCCTACGAACTTATCTACCATATTTCCATTAGCATCTACCTTTACTACTGTAGGTACATTTCTAATTCCATATTTAGCTGATAGTGTAGTATCTTGATCTACATTTACTTTTTGAACTTGGTAGGTTCTGGATACTTGCTCCATAATTGGTCCAAATGTTTTACAAGGACCACACCAGGGAGCTGAAAAATATATTAGCTTCATTTGTTTTTGATTTAATCTTTTAAAAATT